TTTACCAAAGTGAAACTGCCTGTCTTTGCCAAAATATTTTACTTTGAGTCCACGCAAATTGGATTTTTCAATTACCGCCATGTCATATGATAAACAATCCCATATCTGTAGATTGTCTAATGGCAGATATTCATCTACAGGTTTCCAAACATAGGCAGAGATTGGTAGTTTGTCAAACAATGCACCATAGTCGGTCAACATACATTCAATACGAAACGCTTGACCTTTGATAGCCTTGGCTGTCATCCATACACATGGTTCTAATTCACCATGACCTTTTTCATGGTTATAAAGAAACTCTTTACGAACAAAACATTTAATTGGTGGTATGTTTGCAACTAAGAATGCCATTATTGTCCGCCTATAAATTTTTCCCAGCTGATAAAGTCACGCAACTGCCAGGTTCGTTGTTTAAGTTCATTCATAACTGATTCTAAGACTGATACACATTCTTCATGGTATACTTTCTTTTCCAACAGTTTTATCAAATCGGTGTCTGCTTCGAGATAGGTGTTGATATCTGATTTGAGTGTGAATTGGAATGGTTCCCAACCGTATTCCTGAAGTTCTTCATGGGACATCTTGCCTGTGTAGTATTCCCATTTGACCTTTCTCATACGGAGATAATCAAAGTGAGCCTTCTTTGAGGCAATTTTATGTTTTGTTAGTATGGAGAGATACTTGTTGTGTAATACGGGAATACGGAGAAGTTCTTTACCAGGTTCGGTTTGATCCATCTCAACGTCTTTTTCCCAATGCTTCAATATTTGTTCTAGATTTTCCATAATGATTTCAATAGTTTAACACCAGTTCTACATACTAACACAACTGATGTTAATTTGTCAAGCTATTCTAATGGTATAAAATTAAAGTAATCAAACACAAAAGTGGCATCACACGATATCACATCTTCTGCTGTTTGTCTGGTATCAAATTGAATATCAGATAACGATATAGGAAAGGCATTAATAAACTGGATTTTTAATATAGGATTGTTAAGTGCCGATAAAACGGTCAGAATACCGTCTGAATAGTAACTTGGTTTTTTACTGCCAAACTTGGTTTGCTGTTGTGATAACCTATTCCTCTCAGAAAAACTCTCTGGAGATGCGATGGAACGGAACCAATCGTGGATTTCTCTCCATGACAAGACTGCTGCATCAACGGGAAAGTTGATATTTAACTGGTTATACATCATCTTATTGCCAGGTGCAAAGACATCTACAATAGGAAAGGTCATTTGTGCCTGTCCTATACTCATTCCTGGTATGTTTACTGATTGACAAAAATACTGGCAGTTTGGTATACGATCAAAAGTTAAAAGAAACTTTGACGGTTGTAGATAACCAGTATTTTCTGGTGTTCTGGTGATAGCACTCATCTATTAAAATATCCTTTTAGACACATTGATATTTAGGTCATAAAAAAAGAGACCTCCGTGTGGGAGGTCTCTCTAAAGGTCACTCTTGTCGGTGACTTTTTAAAGTGCCTTGCGGCGACTATTACATCAAGTTCTTGACACCGAACAAACGATAGTAAACGTTTGAACGCTCTGTCAATGCACCATTGCCTACCAAAGAACCTTTGGCGAATGGGTTGGCTACCATGCCGTAACGGGTCTTGAAACCAATCTTTGGTTGGAATGTGAACTGGTCTACAGCACGAACCATCTGTAATGGAACGTATGGGCAATAGAACAATCCAGCATCATATGGGCTAGAACCTTTGTAACCGATGGTTACGAGTTCTTGGTTGCTTGTGTAACCACCGAAGTATGGGTCAATATAGACCTTGATACGACCATGGAGTAAACCAGCAAATGTATTGCCTGTGTCATCTACTTGCAAATCAGCAGACAAAGCAGGAGTATATTGCAATACACCAGCCATTGCCATAGCAGAAGCAACGTCAGAAGAAACGATCAATACGTTACCTTTTCCACGGCGAGTTTGCTTAGCGATTACGTTAGCATCACGCTCGATTTGGAAAATCAGACCTTTGAAACGCTCAACAGACCAACGACCGTTGGAGTCTGTATCGAGGTCGAAATAACCAGCAGTTGTTGTACCATACTGAGCACCGGCAACGGCAGTCGTATAGATGGTACGGATAACTTCACGGTTGATTTCGGCGAGGATCTCTGTCGACAGAATGTTAGACAATTCTGTTTCAGCATCAAGACCATGAATTGCTTTCAAGTCTTGTGCAAGTTCTAGAGAATACTCAGCTTTCAAAGCACGGCTTTGAGCAGTTACAGTTACTTTCTCGATAGAGAATGCCATCTGTTGGAAAGCATTACCACTATCAGAACCCAAAATTTCAGCGTTAGCTGTTGGCATTGCGATACCAGAGGTAGTTGTCAATGCTGTTGGGTTTTGGAATGTGTTAGCTGTATCTTGTGCTGTTGTACCTTGGAAACCATATGGGTTTTGTGCAGATACAGAACCAGAGAACTGTGTATTTGGCTCATTGAAGAAAGCCTCAGTACCGTCTTGTGTGCTATAACGAGCACGCATTGCAAAGATCAAGCCTGTTGGGCCTGTCATTGGCTGAACGCCAGCAACGTCATAAGCGATTAGGTTTGGAAGAGCACGGCGTACCAAGCTGATCAAGATTGGATCAAAGTTCTGAATGGCGTTACCAGTAGCATTCTCTGGACCTGTTACAGAAACTTCGTTCAAGGCCATACGGTCTTGCGACATGGCTTGTTGTTGGTTCTCTAATACGAGAGCAGTAACAGCCTTCTTGTATGGGTCTTTAATGGCTTCGAGTTCTGGATGCTCCAAAACTGGTGTCCATTTTTTTTGTAGTTCTTCAGTCATATACATTTTTGTTTTTCCTTTGTTGTATATTATTGGTTATTTAACCAAAGTTTGTGAAATTGTTTTTGCATATTGTTCAATCAAAGGATCGAAAGATTTTGTTTCTTTCTTTTCTTCTTCAATTTGAACTTCATCATCTAGAGCGGAATTGTCTGCTACTTTAACATCAGCTTTGAAATATGACTCTTTCAAAGTGGATAGTTTTTCAACAAACTCTTCCTCAGTAGTAAATTCCACACCCTCTGCGAGTGATTTTAATTTTTCTACTTGGGTTTGCGTCAGGCCTTCACACGCTGTGTAGATAGCCTCAATTTTTTTCTGTTCGTTTAATTCTTTCTTGAGCTCAATACCTTTATTGATTTGCTCATTCAAAGAAGCTTCGAGTTCTTCAACACGTGTTGTGAGTTCTTCTACAACATCAACTTTCTCTTGTGGAATGTCAATGTAGTGCTCAACGAATAGATTACGTAGACCGTTAATAAAATCTTCTACGATTTCGGCACGGAGACCTTTTTCGATAGCGATTTCATTTTCTTTCATCCATTCTTCAACAACATAGTTAAGATAGTCGTCAACCTTAGTTGCCAAATCTTCTTTAACTTCTTCGATAGCACTTTCGAATTGCTCTAACAACTCGGCTTCAGCTTCAGCAATAACTTCTTCTGCACGAGCAATAACGGCAGCTTCAAAAATTGTGGTAGCTTTTTGCACGAATTCTTCAGAAAGATTTTCACCAGAAAGAAGAGCATTCATATCTTCTTTCATTTTTTCTTTGTTGATCATTTTCTTAATCATGGCTTTATCTTCTTTTTCATCTTCGTGACCTTCTTTTTCAGCTTCAGCAATAACTTCTTCTTCAGCTTCAGTTTCTTCGCCATATGATTGGAATGTGGCACCAGGATTCTTAGCAAACTTCTGTGAAGCAGCTTTGCCTTCTGGTTGCTCGGTAGAACCTTGTTCTTGTGGTTGCTTAGCCAGTTTCTTCATTGGCTCAGAACCTACAGGAGGTGTTGCACCAGGAGGAGTTGCTGTTGGAGCGCCTTTGGAAGCATCTGGAGCAGCATCTGTTGTTTTGGTGACTTCTGTACCAATGTCGCCAACTTCTTTTGTACCGTAAGCAACATCACCAGTTAATTTTTGTGGTTTATCTTGGCCAGACTTTTTGCTTGCTACAGATGCAGCAAGAATTTCTTTAGCGGCTTCAGACAGATTAAATTTTGCCATTTTGAAAATCTCCTTGATTTATATTGGATATTTATATTTAAAGTTTTTTCATGAAGTTCTCAAAAATGCGTAGACTTACTTCTTCGATTTCTCTACGTGAAGCCTTCTTAATTTCATTGATGGCTTGAGAGTGTTCTACTTCAGTCCAAACACCATTGACTAACATCCATTCTTTACCTTCCATAATGCCTTGGACAAACGCTCCAGGCGCAGAAGGGTCTGCTACAATATCTGCCGCTGTGGCTAGATAAAAATCGGGCTGAACGACATTAACTCCATTGACATTCTTTAATGAGCCCATGCCTCGGGAAGATACACCTAACTGAGCACCGCCTTCAATAAGACTTCTGGCGATATTACCCATAGGAGTATCTAAAATCTTTGCTTTACCGATCCATTGTGTACCATCTTCTTTTAGTGAAGTAATCATGTGAGATACACGATCTAAGTTAATAGATGGTGATTCAGGATGACCTAATTCTCCAAAAGCACGATGCTTGTTAATATATTCTTCTGTATAACGAGCAACCTCTTTTTTCATGGTATTGAATTCGTATAGACGGCCGTTGCGGTTCTTTTTCTCAGCAACAAGGAAAGGACCCTCTATATGTAATGTTTTTTTACCGTCAGCATCTTCTACCAGATAACTAACGGTTTCGGTAATTTCTTTGATTAGTTTCATAATCCGTATGTTCCTCTTTTTCTGAGTGATATTCTTCTTTTTCTCAGAGCCTGCTTCATTTTGGCTCGTCTTTTAAATCTGGCTCGTCTGGCTGCCATCTTACGATGTCTACGTTCCATTGGACTCATTCGAATCATTTTACCACCACGAATGGTAAATCCAGGAACCGCAGACAACTTTTTACGTCTTTGTACCTTACCAGCACGAATACGGATCCGAACCACCTTGGTTCTACCCATTTTCATTATGTTGCCTTCTGATATTTCTTCTATTTCAAAATCTACTTCGGCACCACAATCTTCAAACATCTCTGCCGCCATGCGGAGTTTTATTTGGTTAATCTTATTTTCGATTAACTCTTTTAATCTTTCGTCTAAAATGTTTCTAGCTTCTAAAACATTGTTAGAAAGAAGTTTCGAAACAAATCCACTCATTATGGTGTAGGTCTTATAGAATAGTCACCAAAATTGAATGCAGCAGGATCATTAAACTGACCACGCTGATAGTATTCGTTATGTTTACGTATATCCAACACAATTGTGTATGAGCTGTTTGCTGCCATACCTTTTGTGGATACGCCAATATTTCCGTTACATCCTGCAGTATTTTCTGCATTGTTTGGAATAGTAGGCCAGTTTGAATTACCATCATACTCACCACTACCAACAATGTTACAAATAGGTAAAGATGTTGAAGCTGTCCATAATAATTGAACTTGTGCTCCCGTGGAAACATTGTACCACATACGGTTAAGTGATAAACCATAAAAAGGTTTTGCTGTATTACTTTGACTTAAATGTGACCGTAAAGGAACATTATTTGCGTCTAATGCTCCATATAATGTATTTGCTTGAATTCGAGCAGTATTATCCTCTTGGCCAGAACCATCAAAATTTCCAGTAATTTTAATCACTGCACTTTCTGTAGTATCTTTTATTACTTGATATGTAAATGAATTTGGCATTTTTTATTCCTGTTTAAATTCTTCTGGTATTGTTAATGACCATTGTGAAGCGTTATATGGTATGGTAATGTATTTATTAATTTTATCCACATAATAAAGAGCCACCCGTTGGCCATCACCAAACTGGCGAATAGATTGTCTTTTCATAATCATTACTGCTGGCGGATCCGCTGGCAGTTTAGCTTCTTCTATTCGATATTTTTGAAACTCTTTAAGTGTTTTCACTTTCTGTTTCCTGTGTTTCTTGTGCTACAATTGCTGTGTCCTGTGCTGTTGCTTCGCCAGGTTCATCGTTCTGTGCAATCAAATTTTGTGCAATTTCTTGCTTTTTGGCTTCAATATGAGCAGTCACTTTGTCGTGAATTGCTGAATATAGAGCATCTTTAAAATCAACACCATTTCCTTGGTATGCATAATCAATAATTTGTTTTGTATCCATTTGTTTTTTCTCCAAAAATATTTATAATATTCGCTTCAATTTTGTTATTGTGTTGACTTCTTCTTGTTGTTTTTTGGCTTGTGCCTGTGCTTCTAAATCATCTGGATGTGTAGGTTGTTGTGGTACATTCGACATCATTTGTGCTTGTGCCACATCATTTGTTACACCAACTGGTAATCCAAGACCAGCTTCTTTTTCTTCATCCATTTCAATCTGCATTTCTTTAATCTCATCATCGGTCAAACGTAACACATTTCTTTGAATCCAAGATTGTGAAAAATAACGACCTGTATATGGATCAACAGCACTTAAAAGAGTTAATCGTTCTTTCATTAACTCAGCATCTTTGAGTTCTGTAAAGTTGTTGTCTTTGATAAAGTCATAATGAATGTATTCTTTAAAAGAATCCCATTCTTCAGCGGTACAAATACCTTTTAATACACATTGAACCCGCATTGCTTGATCAAACAAATCAGAGAATTTATTTCTCAGACGATCAACAAATTTAGAAAACTTTAATTCGTCCCGTGTAACTTCTGCCACACGACCAAGAGAAAACCCTTGGTTTGGTTCTAAACGAGAGATTGGAACATTAAGTGATTTGTATAATTTCTTTTCAAAATACTTAACATCTTCCAACTCACCTAAATTTTGGCCACCAGGTAGTGTGGTGATTTCTGTGCCTTTACCACCTTCACGGCGTGGCAACCAGAAATCTTCCATCATTGATAGAAACTTACGGTCATCACGGATTTCACCTGTGTTGGCGTCATAGACCAACTTGTTTTTATACTTAACCATGATGTCACGGAGATACTGTTCTGCTTTTAACTTTGGCAGATTACCTACGTCAATATAGAATATGCGGCGTGTAATTCTTATACCAACTGGACCAAAGTTAGAAGAAGCACCAGTGGTAACTTTATCGTTGAACACATAGTATTCATTGATAACTTTCATTACCTCTACGCCAGTTCTTGGATCTTTTTCCTTTTTCATCTCACGAATTTTTCTTAACTTTCGTGGATCGATATAACGTAATTCTTTAATGCCTTGCATTGGTTGTTCTTTATCCACAATGACGTGGTAATACAAACGACCATCAACATAGTATCTACGGAAAATATCTTGTGCCATGTTTTTATAATTTAACAGGCGCATAACTGTTTCAAACTCTGCTTTGATTGCGGCTTTAATTTTTTCTGGTTGTTTCAAATCATCTAACACCAGTTTAATAATTTGGCCATCATCATCTTGACAAATAGCTTCACCTACTATATCATCAATGGCTGATTCAATTTCAGGCTGCATTGACATTTCACGATATCGTGAAATAAGTTCTACATCATTTTTTGCTGTACCATCTAGATCAACATATGTACCATAATAAGCGGCAGAAGTAATAGTAAGAGCGCCATCCTCATTTGCTGGAGGCGTGAAAGATTGTTGCACTTCTTGGGATTCTTCTTCCTTATTTCGTGCTATTGTAAAGCCAAAAAGTGAGAATTTATTTGCCATAGTAATTTATTCCAATTCAAAAAAGCATAATGGAGAGAACCGAAATTCTCTCCGTATAATGATGTATATTAACTTGTCTGTTCAGCTTCCCACCATTGATAGGCAAATGTTACCGCATATTCTTCGATAACATCATTCGAGCCCCAATCTAAATCAATTGGAGCAATATCAACAGGAAACATTCCAACAAACTTATACGATTTCAATGCATCGCCAGTTTTACCATACTGAGTAACCTGTGCATCAACAGAATAACCAGATGGTG